GCACATTAGCAGGAGATAACAAAGCATTAGCAGTAGCTTCAGCAGTAATAGATACTTATGTAGGAGCGAATAAGGCTTTTGCACAAGGAGGAGTTGCAGGATTTGCTACAGGTGCAGCAGTTATTGCGGCAGGTTTAAATAATGTTAGAACTATTTTAACTACAGATGTTCCAGGTTCAGAAGGAGGAGGAGGTTCAGTACCTGCTGAAGCTCAAACACCTGCTCCACAAATGATGTCAGGAGCTTTTGATTTATCAGGAGGAGTAGCACCTGACCCTGTTCAAGCCTTTGTCGTTACAGACGCTATGACAAACAGTCAAAATCAATTAGCAAATATTAGAAGAAGGGCAACAATCTAAAATCAAATAAACTAACTAAAAATCTATTATATACTATGCCTTGCGAAAAATGTGAAAACGGAAAATACAAATGGGGAAAGACAGGAAGCTGTACTTACGACTCTGTTGCTGAATGTGAAGAAGCTAATAAAGACTATTACGAAAAGACTACAGCAATAGTTGAGCTTGTAATTGCAGACGATAGTCAAGAACTAGCAATTGATGCAATCAGTCTAGTTACTAGCCCTGCCATTGAGCAAGACTTTGTATTCTTTGGTAAAGAAAAGAACAACTTAACTTTTGCTAAAGTAGATGAAGAGAAGAGAATGTTAGTTAGTCCTGCTTTAATTCCAAATAAGCAAATCTTTAGACACGACCCTAATACTGACTCAGATTACTATGTTTACTTTTCAAAAGAAACAGTCCGTAAAGCATCTGAGCTTTATTTGAAACATAACAACCACCACAAAGCAACGTATCAACATCAAGACAGAGTTTCAGGAATACTTACAGTTGAATCTTGGATTATTGAAGATACTAAATTAGATAAGTCTACTTTGTATGGCTACTCACTTCCTGTGGGAACTTGGATGGTTAAATTATCTATTTCAAATGATGAAATTTGGTCTAAGATAAAAGATGGAGAACTAAAAGGATTGAGTATTGAAGGTTACTTTACAGATAGAATGGAAGCTATGTCAGAAAAGCAACCAACTAATGAAGAAATACTAAAAGCACTAAACGAAATAATCACAAAATCAAACAAGTAACTAATCTTTCTATTATATATAGAACTTAAAAGAAAACTATGGATATTAAAGAACAAATTTTGGTAGCACTTGGTCTTGACAAAGGCGAAGATGTAGTAATGGCATATCAAGCTAAATCAGAAGACGGAACTATTTTCGTTTCAACTGCTGAAGAGTTAGTAGCAGGAGTAGATATTTCTGTATTGACAGAGGATGGTACTACTATCTTATTACCTGTTGGAACTTACAAGACTGATACAGGAGTTACTTTCAGAGTAGAAGAAGAAGGTATTGTTGCTGAAGTTATGGAAACTGAAACTGAAGAAGTAGTTGAAGAAGAATTAGCTGATGAAGATAAAGATTTAGCTGAGGTTGCAGACATTGAAGATTGGAGAGGATTAGAAAAGAGAATACAAAACCTAGAAGATGCAGTAGCTGACCTTAAAAAAGATAAAGACGGAGGAGATGATGAGGTTGAAGAAATGGCTGAAGTAACTGAAGAGCCCTCTACTAATCCAAAATCTATTAAGACTACAGAAGTAGTTGAGTTCTCAGCAGAAGACGAATTAACAAAGTTAAAAGCTGAAAATGATAAACTAAAGACTGAATTAGCAGAATCTCCTGCATCAGCTCCTTTAGACACAAATAAATTTAGTTCAGAAAGAGCAACTCCTACTGCACAAGATTTTAGAAGAATGACTAATAAAGAAAGGTTCTTATATAACCTAAATAAATAATAAACAATAATTTAAAAAAACAAAACTATGGCAATTACAGTAGCTTCAAACTTTGCAGGTAAGGCAGCAGGATTCTACATCTCAGCAGCTTTAAAAGCATCAAACTCGTTAGACTATCTAACAATGATAGAAAACATAAAATTTAAGAGCAATATACAAGCCTTAAATCAATCAGTAAATAGCGTTGTAGATGCAACGTGTAATTTTACACCAGTAGGAACTTTAGCTTTAACTGAAAAAGTATTAGAGCCTAAAAACTTACAAGTAAATATGGATATTTGTAAAGAAACACTTTTGAGCAGCTTTGAAAGTTTATTAATGAGAGCAGGAGCAGGCGCACCACCACCTGCATCTTTTGATGATTACGTTATCTCTTATATGGGAGAAATTATAGCACAAGCAACTGAAAACTCTATTTGGGGAGGAACTGCTGTTGCAGGACAATTCAATGGATTCTTAGGAGCAGGAACAGGACTTTTATTACCAGGTGTTGATGCAACAGTTGTACAAGATGCAGCAGCAGGAGCATATACAGCAGGAACTATTATAGCAGAGCTTCAAGGAGCTGTAGCGTCTATTCCTGTAGCAGCTTTAGGTAAAGAAGACTTACATATCTATATGAGTCAAAGAACTTACCAATACTACATTTCAGCAGTATCTACTTTAGGATATGTAAATGCTTACAATATGAATGGAGATTACGTACCAATGTTTGAAGGGTACAAAATCGCAGTTTGTAACGGAATGTTAGAAAATGAATTAGTAATAGCTCAAAAATCTAACTTATTCTTTGGAACTGACCTTTTAAGTGATGCTACAAGAATTAACTTAATGGATATGGCTACTTTAGATGGTTCTGACAATATCAGAATGGTTGCTCGTTACTCAGCAGGTGTACAAACTGGTACTGGAGCTGACATCGTAAGACAGTCATAATTAAATAAATAATACGGAAGGAGGGGGTAAAACCTCTCCTCCCTTAACCTAAAAAATAAAAAACAATGGCTTGCGGCTTAATAACAAAAGGTAGGGGACTTGACTGTAACAGAATCAGTGGAGGAATAAAATTCGTTTATTTCGGAGTTTACGACCAATTTACAGCACCAATAGAAACAGTAGGACTTCCTGTTACAGATGGAGTAGTTACTGACTTAGAAATGGGTACAAATGACTTATACAGATATACTATGCCTTTAGGCGTAGCTAGTCTTACAGATACAATCGTAGGAAGTCGTGAGAACGGAACTATTTACTATACGCCTTCTTTAAGTGTTATTCTTAACAGACTTACAAAAGAAGACCAAAACCAAATCAAACTTTTAGGAGCTACAAAACTTGTGTGCTTTGCTCAATTAAACGCAACTTTACCAACAAAAACAGATGTTATTGTTGCTTTAGGAGTTACTAATGGAATGGAGCTTAATGCAGGAACTATGGATTCAGGAGCAGCTTGGGGGGATAGAGGAGGATATACTCTTACTTTTGACGGAATTGAAGCTTCACCTTTTCCAATGGTAGCAGACTATCCAATAGCAACAGGCCCTTTTACAAATGCAGGGTTTAATTTTGGTGCAATAGTTACATCTTAATTTTCTTATCTGTTTTCTTATAATCTTAAAAGGGTAGCTTAATTGTTACCCTTTTTCTTTTCCAAACAAAAACAGACTTTTTCTATTATATAGTATGATACAAGGATTCACAGAGACTAATATAAATGCAGAACTTTCTACTGAAGACAATAGAATAAATACTTCTGTCGCTTCTACTCAGATTAGATTCCTAGTAAAGTTTATTAATGACCTAGATGGTTCTATTGCTTATTGCTATCCTAATTCAGTAATTTATCCAAGATATACAGGGATGGGTTTTATTTATGAAGCAGTTGTTGCATCAGTTGATTTTTATGCAGCTGAAATACATCTTCTACCTTCAGGACATTGGAAATATGAAGTCTATGAGGTAAGTTGGATAGGAAGCGTTGTAGTGGCTTTAAATACAGCCCCTGCTACAGAAATAGATGTCTTGCCTGTTGCAGATACTAACGGAGTAGTGCAAGGGATAGTAACTAAGGGAATATTAAACCTAACAGAAAAATCAGGAACAGAACAAGTACAATACAAACAACACGAAGTAGCAGAAGGAACTAACTATATATATTACGGACAATAAAATAAAAAAAAATGGGAATTAAAAATACACAAGCTCTTTTAAGTGAGCAATTAGGACAATTAGGAGGAGTTGATATATTTACAACAGCTGCTCAGACAGGTAAAGATTATTATGCAATTTTCTTTGTTAAAGAAAGTATAATATCTGCTATCACAATTACAGATTCAACAGGTGCAAGTAATTTACTAACTACTGTAACTGCGGGAATGACAATATTCGGAAAAATTACAGCAATTACTTTGACTTCAGGTTTAGCAATAGCATACAAAAACTAATGAAGTTAGCTCTTGGAATGTCTTTACCCTCTGTTAATAAGGGGAATGTAACACCTGTACAAAAGCAAGTTAATGTTTTTAAAGCTAGGGTTATTGCTGATGGCGGAGTATTTGAGGCTAAGGCTTGTTTAGAAGCACAATTAACAATTTTAAGTAATATACAATGAGTTTATTAGATGATGTAAGTATTGTAGTAACTCCTAATGGATATAAGGCAGGAGAATTGTATGCAGTTGTACCTGTACCTACTGAAGGTGCTGAAGAAGTAACTAATGGAGATTTTGCTACAGATAGTAATTGGAATAAAGGAACAGGAATAACTATCTCAGGGGGTTCTGCAAATTTTACAGGAAATGCTAATGCTAATATAAATCAAACTAGTGTATCTGTACAGGGTAAACTCTATAAAGCAGTTTTTACAATCACTAACTATGTTTCAGGTAAATTAGATATAAATGTAGGTGGCTCTACAAGACAAGGGCAATTAGATGCTAATGGTACATATACATTTATTGTAGTAGCACAAACAGGTGCTGTATTATATTTTCAAGAAGATTCTTCTTTAGGGTTTGTAGGTAGTATAGACAACGTATCAGTAAAAGAATACACAGCAGCTGATATGGATGTTACAAGAGCAACAGCAGCTACAAGAGTAGATGAAGCAGGATTAGTAAATTATGCTGAGATTATAGGTGGGGAAGAAATTACTAATGGAA